TATACTCACTTAAAAGCTCTCTAATATCTTCCTCGATAGTTTCGTGATCAATAATATTACCCGGCGTTGTTATTAAAAAACCGCTCTCTGCCCATAATTGGTACATAACTCCGATAGTTTTAGACTTAGCGGAAATATTATCTTCGGGAATATAAAAGCGACTTTTAACATGATAGTCTTTGCCGTCCTTGAAAACGCATACCACAGCTGCAATATCTAATTTGTTAGCCAAATCAATTCCAATCCAACAAGGCATTATTTGCAACGATTCATCACTTGCAATTCGTGGCGCTCGCTCCCAGAACTCCATGTTCAACCAAACGCTAGCGGTTGTTACCCACCGATTTAATCGCTTAGTTAAAAAATTATTCTTAGCTGTTGTTTGCTCTTTTGCTTTTAGGGCGAGTCTTCTAATATCGTCCCACTTCACCGATACCCCGATATTAGGGTTAGCTTTAATCCATTTAGATTCATCAAGCCAATCGTCTTCGTCGTCTAGCGTGTAAATTACCCCAAAGTAACTTTCATCAGAAGCAAGGCTTCCAAGTATCTTTGTAACGTAATCGCGCTGTTCATAGCAAATACCCTGCTGATTGCTTCCTGCTGTAGTAATTGCAACAATCATTGGCTGCCGTCTTGCCCCAGTTGCGGTTTCTAGGACGTCCCAGACCTCTCTTGTTTTGTGAGCATGTAACTCATCAACAACCGCGCCAGATATATTTAACCCGTCCAAAGAATTTGCGTCAGCAGATAACGGTTCAAACTTTGAATAACTAGACTTATTGTGAATATTATTCCTATGAACGCCAAAGGATCTGCGTAATTCAGGAGATTTGTTGATCATCTCTGAAGCGTCATTGAATACGATTTTCGCCTGATCTTTTTTAGTCGCTGCGCTGTAAACCTCTGCTCCGGGTTCTGAATCGAAGCCGGTCAAAAATAAAGCTATACCACTCGATAAAGTAGACTTCGCATTCTTTCGAGCAACTTCTATATAAGCCGTTCTGAATCTGCGTAGGTTATCTTTTACCTGATACCAACCAAAAAGGTTAATTAATATAAAAGCTTGCCAAGGCTCAATTTCAACAGTCTGACCTGCGAGCTCACCCTTAACGTGTTTTATAAAAATATCGTAAAAATCTAAGATTCTTTGGGCTTCTAGCTGATCAAAATACAATCCTTTTGCTTCTGCATTTTCTAAGTCATCAATAAAACGTTCACACGCTTGCTTAACTAATCGACCAGCCACAACTTCGCCCGCAATTACTTGGTCTGCATAGCGTAGCGCGTCCTGAATTTGTGCCAATTATTTCTTTTTATTGCCCTTCATAAATGCAGATGCCGCGTCCTCTTCTTCTGGCGCTACAGTGCTAACTTTAGTACGACTAGAAGGCGTCATGCCAAACTCAACAAGCAAAGCTTTCATCTGATCAAAAGATTTATTGCTGATTTGAAGGTACGGAGATTGAACCGGGAAACCAGACGGAGCTTTTATAACTGGGCCATACTTCGCTAGACTTTGATTTGCAGTCTGCCATCGCGCAAAAACTTCGCAGTACATCGCTAATGCATGAGTATCAAGATTAGTTAATACCTCAGCCTCTCTAAGCTGTTTTGAAACTATGGCCCAACATTTCTTAGCTCCATCACTTAAATGATCAGGCATTTTAATCGCGTCGGCCTTTGGTTTAGCTTCGTTTTTAATCATCCTGCTCGGTTGTGCGGTTCCGGTGAGCAGCTTTAGTGCTGTGGGTTTGGGCTTTCTTCCTGCGGCCATTACGCTGCCCCTTCGTTTATTTGGAGCGTGCGGGTCGGCGTCACACCGCCGCTGTGCTGCTGGTCGCAGCCATCGCTTAACTTCACACGCTTTAAACCTTTGTACATTCCTGCGCCCATATCTTCAATTTTGGAGAATGGCAAAATAGGAACCGTTAATTTTTCTTGGTATGATTTATCGATGAAATAAACATACCTAAGTTGAAACCCTGGAAGCAGCTTGGCCCCGGAATCCATAGCAATGCGGCTTCCAAACTTACCTCCGGAGGAATTGTTAGGATTATCTAGCGATTTCTTTGCAACTATTTTTCCATTCGGCATCTTGAGCATTTGTGTGTTTTTCTTAATTCCTGTTAAGCAGAAACCACTCGCCCGATATATTGTTCCGTCTCCACATTGCGCCCCATCGCTAAAACTAATAATCCACTTTATATTATTGTATCTTTTTTTAATCAATCTCATCGCAAACCCAATAGCGCGAGATTCGCTGTATTTTGGTAGCGCCTCACTGAATGCCATTCGATTCAATTCCATAAAATCATTCCAGAGCGTCCCATCAACCAATTTTGATGTTTTTCGAATATCAATACTAACTCCGAACTGCATAGCCCCCTCTAGTTTCCCATTAAGAAAAACTCCCAGGTGAAGACGGCTATTGTTTACAATCTTCCCGCTATAGTGAATTTTCTTGATAACCGCGTTCGCTGCGGCTGCGGTGATCGGCTTAATAATAATATCTTTTGCGCTAGGCATTTTGCGACTCTAACCACTGATTACAGATAAAAGATATTGCGTTACCGTTGCTGTTATCATTTATCCCAGTGTCTGAAATTGGGTTTGTCCTGGCCAATGTTACAGCTTCCTCAACATTTTGCGCTTGTTCATCGTGGAGGGTAAACGTTCGTTGCTGGAATGGATCTCGCCCGCCGTCGGGTAATTCAGGAAGACCCGTTTCAATATCAACTAGCTTACTAATAACGTCCTCGTCAAACCCCAGGAGCTCCAAATCAAAATCAAATTCTTTCAGGCTGTCAACTTCCAGCCTTAGCGCATCCAAATCCCAACCAGCATTGAGCGCCAATTGGTTGTCAGCGATCACGTACGCTTTTCGCTGTGACTCCGACATATGCGAAAGGTTAATAGTGGGAACTGAACCCAGCCCCAGTTTCTTCGCAGCCAATAAACGCCCATGCCCTGCAATGATTCCATTATCACCATCAACAAGAATTGGGTTCGTAAATCCAAACTCCTTAATGCTTGAAGCGACCTGCGTTACCTGTTCATCGCTGTGCGTTCTAGAGTTTCGAACGTAGGGAATCAAATCCGCTGTCGGCACATATTTAATGGTTAGTTCGTTATTATTTTCCAAAGTACCCCCTTGGTTAATTTTGCATTCGTGTACATAAAATTTGGCGGACGGTAACGTCCGTGTTAACTATAGAGATTTGACCCGCCCCCGCCCTCGTCCAGTTTCTAGCTCTGTCTTCTCGCTGTGGCAAAGCGCGCATAGACTCTGCAAATTCGACTCGTCATCGGTTCCGCCTTCTGCTTTTGGAATGATATGGTCGACTTGATTGGCGGGTACTATCTTGTTTAAATTCTTGCTGTGATTAACGCAGATAAAATTATCTCTGATTAATACAATATTTCTAAGCTTTCTCCAGGCGTAACCGTAGCCGCGCTGGTTGCTGTTGCCATGCTTGACTTGATGCCTGCCCCAACCTGTTTCGTTATCTTTATGCTGATTGCAGTATCTATTACCTGACTCTGCTACATGGTGGCAAACGCCGAATCCGCATACTTTGCCCGGACGCATCGGCACTATTTATTAACAACGTTAATAGTTAAGGTGCGTTCATCAGTTCGGCCTGTCGCTGTTGTTATAGTGTTAACAGTGCTGTATGAATTGCCAATAAATCCACCCGAAAGCCAAACTGAAGTTGAGGTGGTAGTGTTGAAGTTATTTACTATTGTTATACCTGTAGTTGCTGACCAGTTACTAGCCGTAATCGTGTCGCCGGCTAGCCAATCTTCCCAATTGATAGAGTAATCCAAAATGGCATTTGGGTCTTTTTGAAACTTTTTCATTACCAATTTTCCTTAGCTTTAGCTGCTCTATGTGCAGTAGCTACAACATCTAATGTATTTTCAATTGAAAGATTTTCAAACATCGCCGTACTTGTTTCAGTCTATACAGTGTATTCGCGTATTTCTTTGTTTACTTTAA